CCGGTGCCGCCCATACCTGTGTTTTGGTTCTGCCAGCCGTCCATTAGCAGATTTTCCCTTTGGTTTTGCCCTTCTTGGCAATACCGTCGATGGATCCGCCCTTCTTGTAAGCCTTACCGCCGCACTTCATTGGCAGCGGGCTCTTTGAGGACATTGCACCTACGGACATCTTGTCCATGGGAGAACCTTTCTTGCCCATCATGGGCGCCTTTGACTTCTTCATCTTGTTACCTCTAGCCTGTTCTTGAATATCTGGAATTCCACGAGAGGGCATCGTCATTAGACTTCAGACGGGGTCGGAGCCGTCGCACCATCTTTGGCATGCTGGACGTAGACAACCGTGATGAACCCTGCGCCCGCTACAGCGGTGGTGCCTGCCATCGTCACAGTCACCTGCACATCGGAAGTACCGATGTTAGACATGTTGGTGAGCTGAGCTCCGGTGTACGTAATCGCCTGACGGCCAGCGGCCGGGGTCGTGATCGCCGTGACATACTTGGCAGCCGTAGAGCCATCGCCTACCGCCAGCGTAGCGCCAGTGGTAAAGGTCGTGGTTACGTCGATGTTGAAGTAGAGAATCTGTGCGCCAGCCGGAATAACGAACGGCGTAGAGGTCGTGAGACCCAGAGCTGCAGTCTGAGACAGAACTGCACAACCCATATTTGAAATGGTACCAACCGTAGTGCCGGTGGTGTCTTTAACGGTGCCCGAACGCAGCGGGCCTGAGAGTGAGGACCAACCCATAGTTTTCACCTATGCACTTGCGCCTGTCGTCGTGTGCGAGTCCGCTAGGGCGGTCGAGCAGGCAGTAAAAAACCCCTAGATTTGGTTCTTTGTAGCCTACTTATTTTTCAGTGTCAAGACAAAAGAAAAGGGGGCCGAAGCCCCCTTGTCCCGACCGGGATCTCCCAGTCCTCAGCCAGTATACCTAAAACTCCACCCCTCAGCTTTGCCTTTTGTCAGGGCGTTGCCAGATTTTAAAGCCCTATCCACCGTGGGTGGAGTCAGTCCTAGTTCTTTACGAAGCTGAGTGATTGTAGCAAATCTATGCTCCGCACCAGCGGGATCTGTCGCTATAACAGCGCGGCCCATCTTCTCCTTGGACTCCTCTGAATGACTGCGACCTTCCCAATGACTGTAGTGCCCCGCCTCAGCTGCGGCACGTATCTTTGCGCGGCCCTCTTCTGTGTACACCCTAGGTCCTTTTGCCACTCCGCGTTGCGTGTCTCCAATCTTCTTGCGCGTTTCCTCTGAGACTGTTTTGCCATAGCGGTAGTGGTTCTCTCCCCTAGGCGGTGTCCTGTTCGAGGCAATCTTAGCTAGTGTTTCCGGCGTGTGTTTTTTACCCTGACGCGGGTGTTCGTTTTCTGCATAGTGTTCTCGTAAAGAATGCGATATTTTTTCTCTTACATCTCTTTGTGTAGAGCTTGGTACCTGTGTAGACAAGGCGGTGTTGTAGCAGTAGCTGTTGCCCGCGTGCCTAGCTAAATACGTGTCTTCAATACTTAATAGCTTACTTTCGTCTTCTACCTCTTCGATAACCTCAAACTCAAATGCGTCTTCCCCGTATTCATCCCACGCGGTTTGTAATGCAGCGCAATGGTGTCGGTTTTTCTTCAACGCGTCCCAATGCTCCCAGCGGCGGCGCTTAGGCTTCACCGCGCTACCAACATAAAAGTCATCGGTTACGACACAAGTAATTTTGTAGATAGCGGCCATTGATACAACTCCAGTGAAAGATACAAGTAAACTATACCTTTCTTTAGCTTTGTACGTCAATAGTTAAAAGAAAGGGGCCGAAGCCCCTTTCAAATCCTTGAAAATCAAGGAGTTATCAGCTAGAACCCGGAGATCCGAAGACCCCCAAGAAGTCACTCCAGCCAAAACTATAACGCTCACGAGCCTTGTAGCGAGCATTGCCGGTATCGAAGTCTGCATCCATAGAGGTTGCAAGCGGGGTACGGACAAAGTGCTTGAGGCCATTCGGAACGTCGGTGGTCAAGAACCAAGCATTGGTGTCGGTCAACCAGTGGTTGACAGTCCAGCCGCCCGGGATTGAACCGTTGTTCTTCAGAGCGTTGATGTCGTTGTCGGTGGTGCCAACGCGGAGCTCAGTTTCGAGGAGGCGAGTCGCCACGAACTGCAGGGCAGACGGGATGATCAGCTTCTTCGGCTTAGCTGCGATGAGCAGGCCACGTTCGTCAGTCCACAGAGAAATCTGAATTACCGCATTTTCAAGTGAAGTTTCGTTCAGATCGGCCGCGGTAGACGGACGGTTAGAGATGGTGCCACCGTAGGTGAGCGGATGGTCCGTCGCGAACAGAGACTTGCCATCACCGCCTTTGTAGTTGGTGTTGAAGCCGTTGTTCAGGATGTTGGCACCCTTCACTTCCTTGGTGTAGGCCATGGCGCGAGCCAGTGCCTTGGTGTAACGAGCAGAGAGACTGTCGTACAGGTTATCTTCGATTGCTTCTTCAGTCAGAGAGAAGCCAAGAGCGATGGTTTCGTGGGTGTACCGCACGTTCCATGCTTCCTGAGCGTTATCGTATGCGATAGCGCTGCCTTCCATCTTGACCGGAGCTGCACCAAAACCTGACAGCTTCTGTTCTTCTTCGAAGGAACGCTCGGAGCTTTCGGTCTCGAAAATCTCCTTGTATTCCTCACCATAGCGCTCGTATTCCAGACCGAACAGTGCGTTCAGACCGGGAAGGAGCTCTTTAAGTAATTGCGCGCGTGAAATAGCAGCCATTTACGTTACTCCCTTAGATGCCGGTAGTCTGGCGATAGAAATGGAAACCTGAGTTGAAGCTCACCAGAACCTGCTGATAGGTACCATCAGACAGAGCCGTAGAACGGACAACGTCGACAATACGCAGCGGCAGAGTGTTGGTGGTTGCTGCAGACGCAAGGTTTACAGACACGATGCTGTTACCAGTGGTGGTGTTAACCAGACCGGATCCAACGTAGTAGCCTACGTTTTCACCAACATTGGCCTGAGTTGCAGCACCAGAGGTGTACAGGTTGCCAGAGCCGTCAGTCACAGTAGCGACGAAGACTGCATCGGGATCTTCACAAACGTAAGCCCAGCCGTAGCCGTAGTTTTCGTTGTCCTGAAGAATCGTGGTGCCAGTCGGCCAGTACTGAGCCGGAGTGAAGTACTTCATACCGGTTGAAGACACGTATGAGCATCCGAGGAAGATACCAACCGGAGCTGCTGCAAAGGTGGTCTTTGCACCAGAGGAGGTATCAACACGGACGACAGTGCCGTCAGTGGTGTAGGTGACGAAGTCGCCATTACCGATATTCTGAGCGTACCCAGAAGCGATCGGAATCTGGCGAACAGCTGCGTTATAAACGCGGCCACCGATCAGATTCACAGGAATCAGACCAGTAGCACCAATGCCGTTAGGATATGCCATAAGTTGCTCCTAAATTTGTTACTTACGGCCCCTAAAGATTAGGAACCGCTGCCAAAAGATACCTTGGATTTGCCTTCTCTGAAGAGCGGCATCCGCGGATCATTCTCACGAAGAAAGTTGTTGTCCACGGAGTCAGCCTGACGCTGGGTCATAGTCGCGTAATATTCCTTACGAGCTTGAGCATTTTCTACCGTGGTTTTGCACAGGACCAATCCACCGATCTCAATGATACCGTTGGGCTTGACTCCAAATGCTGCGTAGTCGGCCATCATCTCAGGGTGATCCTCTGCTTTACAGGGTTCCCATCCTTCTCGCCGCGCTTTCGCCATGTTCGCCGGATCAGCGTTGCCCATGTAGGACACTCGCTTCCAATGGAAGACATAGCCTTCCTGAGGCTCCGGTTCAGGCAGATCGTGCGCCGGCCTCCAAGAGACCTTGCGTTCTTCCTTAGCCCGGGTTTCCTGCGCTCTCGTAGGGGCGCGTACAGGTGCTTGTTCAACCATTAGTTATCTCCATTGGCTTTCATCTGCTCCCTCGCCATCCTTTCGAGGGGGATGTTAAATCGTTTTGCAAAGGCTTCCTGTGCCTTGGTTAGCGTCACCTTCTTCGTGGCAGCGGTTCTACCAACGGGGGCCACCTGTGACGAGCGTCGTGGCTTACCTAACTTTTCGGGGTATAGCTGACTCATTCTCTGATCGAGCGCCGCATAGTACTCGTCAGAGTTCGTGTCTATACCACGATTAACCAAACTTCTATGGACTCCAAGAGCGGCGAACGTCATTTCTGGGTCGCCATCTTCTCCGAACCACGGGTTCCGAGCAGTCCATTCTTGGACCTTTATATCAGGGACAATTTCTTCCTGCAAGGGCTCTTCATACACAGGTTCTTGAGGCTGTGCATAAGTCTGCTGCTGAAAATCAGGAATCGGCTGTTGTTCCTGAAACTTGAAGTCTTCCTTTGGTACCGGAGGTGGAAGATTAGCCAGCTGTGCCCGCTTGACCGTAATGTCCTGCATGGCTTGCTGGGCCTTGATAATCTCATCCGTATTGCCTTCTTCGTAGGCCTTGCGATAGCCCTGTTCAGCCAGCTGCTGCGCCAGATCCAACCGGGCATTGACCTCGTTGAAGTACTCGTTCCGGCCCCAGTTGAGGGTATCCTGATACTTCTGATTCTCTTCGTAGACCTGCTTGGCAAATTGCTCAGCGGCCTCTGCTCGACGCATCGCTTCTTCTTTCGCACGACGTTCGTCGTGAATATGGTGCGTCAGCTTGTTGATTCTTTCCTGCACGCCTTTGGATGCGTAGGCATCCATCTCTTTGCGTTGCTGTTCCAGATCATCGTCTGAAATAGGCGGTAGGGGTTGTTTACCTTGGTCCTCTTCGGGAGTGTCATCAACGATGTCAATCTCGATCTCAGTGCCTTCGTAATTTTCCTCGTCCATTGTCTATCTCCTTAGTACGCTCGGTTGATACCACGGGGATCGTCTACCGTTGCCAGCACCATATCGTCATGGATGATGACGAATTCTTCACCATCGACAGTAAAACGCTGGCCACGATAGGCACCAATAAGAACGAAGTCTCCCTTCTTGCACCAAGGGCCTGTCGGGAAACGCGCCGTATCTGAGTACGCCATATCCCCTACTTCGAGCACCAGACCTACAACGGATCCACTTTCTTCCTTTCGGATGAATTCTTGCGGCTTTAGGATACCGCCTTCAGTCTTGTCCTCGATCTTGGGTTTAATGACGAGCAACTGATAACCTACCGGTTTGGGAAGACGAGAAGCTAACTCCTCTCCCTTCTCCAGCGTTTTATCAGTGTCGATATTTGCGATTGACATCGTTGACTCCACAAGCACCACCTTTATGGCTAAGTTGTCTCTAGGCGTGGCGTATTCCTAGAGCTTAGATTGTGACTTTAGTCGTCGAGCTCCGATGCGATCTCCCAGTTACGCATCATGCTGTCCAGCTCGTTCTTGGCTATCCTTAGCCCTCGAATGACACCGCATATCTCGCGGTACTCCTCAAAGGTCTTGGCGCCACCCTGAGAGATGGCTTTCTCGTGCATCTGTATCTGGTCGCCCATCCAGACGGACAGGCGGTCTCCAGCGGACTGCTGCTCATCTCTCATTTCTTACCTCCCGGGAACTTGCCCGGAGCCGGAGGTGGCGGCGGATTCATCTTACGGTCAATGATCTCAGCAGCCTTGAGCTGGTGGGTAGACTCGTCCTTGGCTGCCTGCAGTCCTAGTTTGGCGTCGTTGTTCATCCGCGCGATCTCAAGCTGCGCGTCGATCTTGGCCTGCTCGATCGTAAACTTGTTGTTGATCTCCTGCTCCTTGAGCTGGAGTTCTTGCTGAGACTGCTGGAACAGCGGGTCCTGCATCTGTTGCTGGGCTTGTGCCTGCTGCGCCTGTGCCGCATGAGCTTGGCTGACCTGTGAGGCGGCCTGCGCCAGCAGAGGTCCAACTTGCTGCTCCATCTCTGGAGGAAGCTTCTCGCCCGGAGGCGGCAGGGGCATGCCCAGCTGCTGCTCGATCTGTTGCCGGTACTGGAAGCCGTAGTGCTCCATGAGGTGAGCTTGGAACGCCTGCATGACCATCGGGGCCTGAGGATTGTTCTGCATCATCTGAGCCGTCATCGGGTCGTTGATAAACGCCTGATGGACCGCAATGTGCGCCTCATGGTTCTGCTCGACGAAAGCCTTGGCCGGCTTGCCCTTGATGACCTCCATGTTCTCACTGACCGGATCCGTCGGCTTCAGTGCATCCTCGGTCTCGATGATCTTGTCAACGTCCTTGATGCCCATGACCCGAAGCATCTGCTTGTGCAGAATCGGAAGGTTGTAGATGTTGGGCGCCATCTGAGACAGCTGAATAGCTGACTGGTACTGAATGATCCGCTGCGCCATGGTGGACGAGTTGGGATCCGATACCGGCACGATGTCCGTCTGTTCATAATCCGACCGCTTGGCTGCGTAGGTCGGCACGCCCGTGGTGGCCGTGGGGTAGCTGTAGTACGGCGCCGTGTACTCCTTGATGAGGTCCGCAATGAGCTTGAACTCCTGCGACATGGACACATGGTTGCGGGCCTGAATAGCGGACATGACCTTGAGCGTGCGCTCCAGAATGGCCAAGGTGGTACCCACCGGAGCCTCTCCGTTCATGTCCGAAATCTTTACGTCCGCCGTAGCCGCCAGACGCCGACCTTCCTCGACCACTTCCTGCAGCAGGGCTGCCAGCGTCTGAGAGGGCTCCTTGTACGGCAAGGGCATCAGGTTGTCCCTGAGCGTGCCCGACGCGATGTCCACGTCTCTCCACTCACCCGGCATGATCGGCGTATCGTCACCCTTGACGCGAAGACCGTTGGTCTTGAGGCCGCCCGGAAGGTTCGAAAGAGTCCCTGCATCCACCAGCTGACGCAGAATGGACGTGGAAGCCGAAGCAAAATTACCCAGAAGGTGGATCAGACCAAAGCCGTAGAACCCAAACCCGGGGATGTAGGTGTAGTGAACGATATGCTGCAGCGGCTTCTTTTTTTCGTCGTCCTCGGCCCAGTTGCGCCGAATGGCCAGAATATCGCCTGAACTCTCCAGCATGGTGACGATGTACGGCACCGCAATGTCATTCTCCGACTCTCCGTAGGAGTCATCCTCGATCACGAGGTAGGTGTGCATCTCCAGCAGCGTGTAGCGGTCATCGTTGACCGGGCTCAGCCCCTCGGCTGAGTCAATGCGCTTCTTGACCGGAGAGA